AACCAGGTAGGCGGCCGAGCCCGCCGCACCCCCGGCCGGGATTGCTTGGGACGGCAGGCCGAGCCAAGCCGTGACGAGCGCCATGGAGAGGCTGCCCATCCCCGCCGCGATCAGACCGCCGAGCAGGATGTGGCGCAGCGCATCGCGCAGCCGCATCCGTGTGGTCAGCGCATTGGTCGCCCCACCAAGCGCGCCCCATGCAGCCAGAATGACGGCGGTGGACGTCGCCAGATCGCGCAGCACGGCGGCGACAAAGCCAGATTCTTCATTCATCGCCGGATCTCCAGCAGCGGGATGGATGTGATCGAACCCAGCCGCTCGAGATCGAGGGTGACGTCGAGCATGTCGGTGTCGAAGCGGACGGGGACGTCGAATTCGAAGCCCGCCGTGATCGCCACGCCCGCGCCGGGGGCGGATGCGAATGTGACGCTGCCGGTGGTGGTGTCGACGGTCCAGCCGGACATCTGCTCGATGCCGTTCAGGGCGAGGCGGACAGAGCCCGCGACCGGTTTTGCGATGGCGCGCGTCCAGCTTTGGGCACCGGAAGTGTAGCGCTTCAGCAGGGCGAAGGTGTTGACCGCGCCGTTGCCGGTGCCGATGGGCTGGTCGGTCGGGGCCACCGCCTGCGACGGCAGGCAGGATTTGTAGTCGGCCCAATCCTTGTAGCGAAAGCCGTGCAGGCGGCCGTTTCGTGCCTCGAAGAAGGCGACGACGGCGGCCAGATCGTCGGCGCGGCGGATGCCGTAGGCCACATCGTAGCGGCGGCGCGAGTTGGCCCAACTGGCGTTGCGCTCCTCATCGCCGGAGGCCAGTTCGATCACTTGCGTGCGCCGTTCCGGCCCACCGCGCGCCCCGCGGCTGATGTTGTCGGGGAACCTGACTTCATGGAATGCCATCACATGCCCCTCCGACCAAGGGAAACGGCGCGGGCGATGTCGCTTGCCACCTGCGTGCGCGATTGCCGGAAGCTTTCGGCATCGCGCGCCATGATGGTGACGTTGACGGCGGGTGCGCTGGATGAGCCTTGGCCATATCCAGCAGCCTCGCGGCGGGAGAGCACGCGCTCGCCCTTCTGAAGGATCGCCGGAACTTCGTCCGGCTTGATCCCGGCCCATCCGCCGGCATGCATGCGCGGGGCATTGGCGAAGGCCAGCGCCGGGACCATGCGGCCCGGGCCTGGCGATCCGACCATGCCACCCGCGTGGAGGATGTTGGCGAAGAGCCCGCCCGCACCGCCCAGCGCACCTGATAGCGCGTTGGCAATGGGGCCGAGGATGAATGTCCGCGCCGCCAGTTTGGCCAGATCGGCGATCATCGACGTCACCAGGTCGCGGAAGTCGAGTTTGCCGGTCTTGACGAACTCGCCCACCGCGTTCTCGGCCGAGGTGAAGGCCCCGACCAGCGCCTGGCCGATATCGCCGCCGACGTTGCGCGCCTTGGTGGCATAGTCGGCGAGTGCCGCAGTCACAGCACCCCAGCCGGTTGCGGCCTGGTCAGCCCCGTCAGCCGCCGCCGCCCCGGCTTCGCGCGCGGCTGCGCCCGCGCTTCCGGCGGCGGCTGCAGTGTCGCCCAGTTCGGTGTTCAGAGCATCCGCCGAACTGGTGGCATCTGCCAACGCCGTTTCGGCCTCCGATCCAGTGCCGGTCACCGCGTCGCGCAGCGCCTGCCAACGGGCCAGCGGACGACCGGCGGCATCGGCCAGCATGCCTGCGGCCTCGCGATAGCCGTCGGCCCGGCCACGCGCATCGTCGGCCATCGCGCCAAGCCCGAGGTCGGGAGGCTCGAGGTAGGTCCGGGACAGCGCGGCTGAGAAGGCATCCGCTGCCGCAGCGCCAGCAGCCGTTGCGGCACCCTCGAACGGGTTTCCGATCCGAGCCAGTTCCACCGGGTCGAGCGTGCCGATCCGCACCCCGCCTTCGCCCACGGCCCAGTCGGGCAACAGGTCCAGAGCGGCGTTCAATCCGTTGATGAAATTGTTGATCCGGGTGACGACGCCGTTCAGCATCGCCTCGACGCCAGAGATCAGCCCGTTCGCGGCCTGGAAGGCAAAATCACCGATGGCGCCGGGCAGACTGCCCCAGATCGCGACTGCCGCATCATAAGCGCCTTGGAAAATCGCAGCCGTCCGGTCGCCAAAGCTGACCACGCCCGCGATGGTGCCCTCGAGGGCCGAGAACCCGGCCGCCTTCAGCCCCTCCCAGCCCGCAGCCATGTTGGCGAATGCGGCGTCGAGCGCGAGGCCGATGCGCGACCAGACCTCCGATGCGAGATCACCGAGCAGGCGGAAAGCCTCGCCCACGCCGCCAACCCGGGTGACAAGCTGTGAGAACTGATAGACCAGTTCCCCCGCGCCGACGATCAGCGCGCCGATGCCGGTGCGGATCAGCGCCCCGCGCAGGAACACGAGTGCGGTGGCAAGGCCGCGCACAGACAGCGCGGCAACGGCCAGCCCGGCCACCCAGCGGCCCGCCATGAAGGCGGCAAAGGTCGCGGCATAGGTGGAAAGCCGCGCGAGATTGTCGAAGACTGTGGTGATTGCGCCGCCGATGGGCCCGGTGCCACGCGCCATGTCGGCCAGCGCGTTCGCCACGGTCTCCAACGCCGGGGCGACGGCGGCGGTCAGGCGGTTGGTCAGGCCGAGCCAGATCAGGCTCAGCTTGGCGATGGCATCGCCAGTGCGTTCGATCTGCGCGGCATCTGCCGCGCTGACCGCCACCCCGAAATCCTGCACGTCCTGTGCGGCATCACGCAGGGTGGCGGAGTCGATGCGCAGGAACGCCAGTGCCGCCCGGTCGCCGAAAAGATCAGATGCCACGGCGGCGCGTTCGGCCTCGGGCACGAACTGGTTCAGTGCCTCCTGGATGGCGACGATGCGCTGGTCGAGCGGCAAGGCCTGTAGTTCGGCGGCGGTCAGGTTCAGCCGCTGCAAAGCACCAACGGCCGAACCCGATTCGGCTGCTGCTTCGGAAAGCCGCGTGGTCAGCTTCTTGGTGGCCTGTTCGATCTCGCCCATCGAGACACCGGCCAGTTCGCCAGCCCATGTCAGCACTTGCAGGCTTTCCACAGTGGTGCGGAGCGAGGCCGCCATATCGGCCTGAGCGCCGATGACCTCGAGACCCGAGCGGACCATCGCCACGCCTGCGGCAGCTGCGGCGGCCGTCACCGCTGCCAGTGCGATCCCGGCCTTGCGGGCGAAACTGCCAAGCCGAGTGTTGGCCAGTTCCATTTCGGAGGACAGGCGGTCAAACCCGCGTGTGCCCGCCTCGCCGATCCCTTCCAGCTCGGCCCGGACCTGACGGCCGCCTTCCGCGACCAGCCGGACAGAGACCCTCTTCTCAGCCATGTCCCTCTCCGATCTGTTCGTTCAGCTTGCGCACCATGACCGCCTCGATCTCGGGCAGCAGTTCGGCGGCGATCAGGGCGTCGATCCCAAGGGCCTGCGCCATGGCGAGGGCAGCGCCCATGTCCCAGCCGAGCACCGCGCCGGGGATCACGCGCAATTGGCCCCCAAGGCGGCCGACCAGATCCCAGACCTGCCAGCCATCTTCTGTCTGCGGCTTGTTCAGTCTTGCGGGGCAGTCCGGGCAGCGCCCTGTGCACGCCGCGCAGTAGCGGTCGCCCCCGCCGAAGGACCATTCGGCAAGGGCGCGGAGACGTTTTTTTCCGCGTCCAGGATCAGGCCCTTGGCGACATATTGGGTCTGGAACGCCTCAAAAACCGGCCAGATTTCCAGAAGGGCATCGATGCCTTCGGGGCTGACAGACACAGCATCGCCCGCGTCATCGCCTACGCCTTCCCAATCAAGGACCGCGCGGCGGGCGACGGCCTTGGCCATGGCCAGCGCCAGTTCTTCTTGCGTGGCGGTGTCCGGCAGGGCTTCGATGACCGGATCGGCTCGGGCCGAAACCATCAGGGCAGTGGTCAGCGGCGCGACCCGCAAGCGCAGACCGGGCGCGAGGGTCAGCCAGGCAGGCGTGGCAGTCAGGTTCAGTCTGATCATGATCAATAGCTCACAACGGTGTTGACGAGGACGGCGGTGCACATGCGGGCGGGGTTGGTGGCCTTGGCCGCCTGCCAGTCGAAGGTGGCCTGGATGCCCTGCGGGCCCGGGATCTCGATCCGCGGGCGCGGCAGGTAGACGGCGTGGGCGGTGAAGGTGAAGCTGGCGTTGGCCCCGAGGCTCCAGGCGAAGACCAGTTCACAAGGTGTGCCGTCGATGGCTTGCGTGATCAGCGTGCTGTCGGCGAAACGCACCTCCACCCGGCCGGTCAGCGCGGCCATGCCCGGGTCAGCCCCCTCGATGCGGCCGTCCGAGCGGATGGTCTCGATCCGGTCGAGGCCGTTGGAATAGGTCACCTCGGCCGAGATCACGTTGCCGAGCGGCGAGCCATTCCGGGTGATCGCCCCGTTGAAATGCCCGAACCGCTGCAGAGCCATCGAGGTGGGCGTGCCCGCTGCCGTGGTGGCCGCGACGCTTTCGCCTTGCGCAACCAGCCGCGCCGTCGCGGTCAGCAGGCCAGACCGCGCCATTTGCCACGACAACTGATCGCAGACGCAGCCGGTGTACATCGCATAACGCGGCACCTCGGGCATGGCCGTTTCGATGGCCATCGACGGCAGCGTCCAATTGCCGGACTGGAAGGTGTGGGTTTTCGGCGTGGTGCCAGACGTAACTGGCGCGCCGAAAGCCGCCCTCAGCCACAGACCGAGGTTCTCGACGTCGATCGGCACGACGACATCGCCGTCGGCGGTGACCGCATCCTTGATCGGGGCCAGCGGATCGCGCCCCTGGCCAAGCAATTCCGAGGCGATCAGCGGCTGTTCAGAGCCGAGCGTGGTGCTGGCGAAGGGCACTGTGCGATAGCCCGTGGCGGGCGCGGTGCCATAGACAGATTCGAACGCAAGCGCCATCTGCGCCCGCGCCCCATGGGCTCGTGCCATCGTGTTCTCCTATCGTGAGTGGGGTCAGCCGAGCGGGTCGGCCGTGGAATAGTGCAGGATGACGGGGATCACCGCCGCCTTCAGAGTGGCGGCCCCTTCGACGGCCAGATCGACCGGGCGCGGCGCTTCCGCCTCGACCCAGTCGCAGAGGCCGCCCAGCGTGCGGTCGGCGGCAAGCGCCGCGCCGATGCTAGTGCAAACGGTGTCGAAGGCGGAGTCACGGGCCGCACCCTGTACGACCGCCTCGATCTCGGCACGGTGCTGGTAGTGGTAGCGCAGAGGCGAGAGCGTGACCTCGGGCTCCCCCGGTTCGCCATCGCGCAAGATCAAAAGACCCGCAGCGGGCACGCGTTCGGGCAGCCCGTCACCGCGCAAGGCGGTGGCGGGCAGTGCCGAGAGACGTGCGTGCAGCGCGGCGAGGATGGTTTCGCGAGGGGTGGGCATATCATGCTCGAATTGGTTGAATGGAGTCCATTCCTGACATTCGGACTGGGCACAGCGAATGTGTCCACATAGAGCACTTTATCCGAAGCTGGCGTTCAAGCCTACTCCGTCAGCCATAGGCAGCTTTCAAGTCGGCTAAGGTATCCCGGAGGTGTTCGAGCAATTTGGTGAAGATCGCTTCAAAGTCTTTCAGGTCTGCGATGCCGAGTTTCGCCGCGACGTCCTTGAGCTTGTCGTCGCCCATATCGTGGTCTGCCCACAGACGCAAATCATAGAGCCAGAAGAAAGGGGCGATGAGGTTCTTTGTGTCTCCAAGTACGTCCCGATAAGTCATCTCTAGGAGCTTGTTGCCCTTGAAACCGTCCTTCGGCGAAACGTTTTTCGATTTGAGGAAATTTCGAATCTGATCATTGTCGACGTTCTCGTTGATGATCTCGTTCAATTCGCTGACAAAGCGAACGAAGTCATCCTCAGACTTAATGATGATGCGGCGGTAACGCCTTACGGCTTCGATGCGATCCTTAAAAGCCTTCGGCTTGTAGAGCTCGATCCCATTCTTGCGGGCGAAGGCGATATTCCATTCTTCCAAAGCATTGATGACTTGGATGCCCACAGGATGCTCAGTAAACTGGGCGTTGATTTGGGCGTCAAAAAACTCAGACCTCATGTCGTTCTGAGCGGGAATGTTGTACTCGCGCCAGTGGTGTTGCTCCGCGGCAGGTAGTTCCTTCAGGTCTCCCAGCCATGCGATGACTGCACCCTTCGAGTTGATGCCGAAAGACATAGAGCGGTCGGGCCAGTAAATGGTACCGTAGGTCTCGCTGGCAAATTCTACCGCGATTGTTTTGCTGTAAAGGTGTTTCACCAGCACCTCGTTGTCGAAGTAGACCGGTGTGAGAAAGCCATCGCCTAAGCCTTCCTTGGGATCGAAATCGAAGGCTATGCCACCCATACTGTCTTCCCTACAGAGACTCCTTGAAGTAACTCCCTTATAGGCAGGATTCTTCGTCAAGCGAATACCGGTTTCCGCCCATCTAGCCGATTTCCATGCCGGAAAGGCGTTGAAGCTGCAGTTGCAGCAAACGGCAGCTTTGTCGGCACAGCAGACATCAGAACCTCCTCTCCCCCCAGTTCGCAACGATCAGCCCCGGCACACCGTCCGCCGCCCGCTCAGCATCCCGCGCCAGGTCCAGCCGCTTTGGCAGCTTGACCTGCGGCACCAGCAGGAAGATCGGCGCAGAGACGACGCCTCTGCCAGTTTTCGACCGTGATGCCACGGCCCGGCCCTTGGTGTTCAGCCGCCCCTCGGCGACCAGCAGGCTCGGCCCCTGGCGGCGGTAGATGAACCGCAGGCGCAGGCCGGTGCGGCGTTCCCATTCGCTGGGGGTGATCCGGCCTCCGCGCGTGGACTTGCCTGCTGCTGGCGTGGGGATCGCCAGCCAGAAGCCGTTCTTTGACCGGATCAGCGGGCCGGTGTCATGCGCGCCGATGATCACCGGGGCGTTCGACCAGACCAGTGCCGCCGCGTTCAGGCTTTCGCCTGACTTGGGGAAGTTGGCAGAGCGGATCGAGTTGGCGAGGCGTTTGCCCAGCCCCGCGCCGGTGATCTGGGTTCGCCAGGCGGATTTCAGGCCGGTACTAGCCTCGCGCATGGCGGTGGTGACTGCCCGTTCCCCGGCAGCGACCTCGGCCGCCATCAGGGCGACGATGTCGGGATCGATGGCGAGTTTCAGTTTCATGTTGGGCGCAAATCCAAGGTCCAGACCAACCGTTCTCGATCACGGACCGGTTCGCCTTGAATGAGGAATGCGTCGCCGCCGATTTCCACCCTGTCTCCGGGGCGCGGGTTGGGCACCTCGGCCACACGCAGGTCGATGCGGGTGGTTTCCGACCAGAGCCGGGCATCGCCGAAGTCGGTGACGGCATCGGCACGCCGCGCGACGACGCGCACCAGAACGGGCGCGCCGCCATCGGCGATGTAAACGGCATCCCGCCCCATGTTCGGATCGGCGAAAAGCGCGCCGACGGCGGCGGCGAAGGCGCTCATCAGAACGCGCCGTTCAGACGCACCCGGCCGATCAGGTCGGTGGCCCCGCCCGCCACGGCCTCGGTCGCCACGCCGATCAGCGTGTTCGAGGTCAGGGTCTTGGTCGTGTTCTTCGCCGTGTTGTCCCAGTAAATCTTGTCGCCCGCGGCCCATGCCTGCGAGGCGACCTTCTTCAGATCGTAGACGCCCTCGACCGCGGTCTCGACCGCTTCGCCAAGGGCGGCGGTGCCAGAAGCGACGCCGAAGATGGCACCGACGAGGACGCCATCGCCTGATGCTACGGCATAGGGCGCGGTCAAGGTAATGGTATTGCCGGGCTGGACGTAGTTTTTCATGGTGGGGATCCTTGTGGTAAGACGAAGGGCGGCCCGTCAGGACCGCCCGTATGAAAGGGTTCAGGATGGGGGCTTTACGCGCCCGGGTTCTTGTAGAGGCCGCGCCAGTCGATGGCCTTCGCGCCAAAGTCGAGGCGGCACTTGATCTCGACCCCGTCCACATCGAAGCCGTTACGGGTCTCAACGTAGGCACCTTGTTGGCCTTCCAGATAGGCGTATTCGATGGTGTCGATCTGGTTCGGGCTGGCGGCCAGATACCAGGCGGTGGCGCTTGCGGCATCGAGCCGGGGCTCGCTGATCGGGCTCAGCGTCCGGATCGATTGCGGCACCACCTTGGTGCTGTCGGCGGGTACGAGGTTCTGCGCAACCAGTTGCTCGGCCTTCAACTCGAGGGCGGCTGGCACGATCAGGAAGGCGGGGCGGATGTTCAGCACGGTCTTCTTGTCGAAGCCGGTCTGCAGCGCCATTGCCGCCCGCGCAGCACCCACCGCATCGACGGCCAGCGCCGTGCCGGTCGCTGCAAGGTTCTTGTGGGTGGTGTGGAACAGCGCGTTGCCGTCGGCCATCGCCGGGTTGGCGGTGATGATGCCCCAGACCACATCGCTTTCAAGTTGGGCGATCGAGTTGCCGTACATTGCCGGGATCCGGGTGAAGGCATCGAGATCGTCGTTGATCAGGGTCTGACGGGTGATCGCGACCACCCGGCCATAGGTCTTGACCTTGTAGCTTTCCTTGCTCTCGCCCAGCGTGCCACGCTTGAACTCGCCGCTTTCGCCCACCTCAAGCAGTTGAGGGGCTTCGCCGAGTTGGACCCGGTTCATCGCCTTGAAGTCGGTGGCCAGTACCTGGCGACAGAACAGCATGAAGGTGCGGGGGTAGGTCTCATAGGCCTGCCGCAGCGTCTTGTTGGTGACGGCCGACAGGATTTCGGGGAAGTCGGAGGTGGAATGCAGCGAGCGCGTTGCCACCTCGTCGCGCGACAGGCCGCGCGTGTTCACCCCCGCATTGGTCAGACTTTCGCGGGCCAGTTCCAGCAGTGACATGCCGCGGTACTGGCGGGCAGAGTCGTCCAGCTGGAACAGCGTCGGGCTGTAGCGGTGCAGCAGGGCATTGGCCACGGCGTCGCGGCGTGTCACGTGTTCATCCCGGCCGCCGAGGGGGATCGAGACATGCGGGAAGGTGCGGGTCTCGTCCGACCTGGCGGCGACCTGATCGAGGATCAGACGGCGGGATTCATCGACGGTGACACCGCGCTTCACCAGATCCTCGGCAAAGCCGCGCTCAAGGTTCAGGCGGCCCGCCAGATCGTAGATGGTGGAGACGCGGTCGCGCTCACCTTCACGGGCGCGGGTGGCGATGGCTTCGGTGTCGGGCGGGGTCGTTTGCGCGGCCTGCGGCAGCGCGCGCGTTTCGTTGGCGCGGCCCTGCGGCTCCGCTGCGGCATTGGTGGGATCGGTCATCTGGGTCTCCTCGGTCGCATTGGGTTCGGCGGCCGCTGCGGCCGGCGTCTGGGTCTGATCCGTCATCGGGGATGCTCCTTGTCGTTGGGTCGAAGCGTCCCGGCGATGAAGGACGCAGTCGTGAAGGGATTGCTGGGCCCGGAAACCGGCGGCGGGGTCGGCCCCGACCGGCACGGCGGAAACTTCGAAGGGCGTCCAGTCGACCGCGCGCCACAACTCGCGGCCGCCATCGGGCTTGGAGACCTCGAAGCGGTGGACCTGGTAGCCGATGGACACCGCCCGGATGTGTCCGGCCTGAATGTCGCGCCAGATCGGCTCGACATCCTCGCGTTCGCTGATCCGGACCAGCGCGATGCCTCGGCCGTTCTCGATTCGCGCTGAACCGGGGACGACTGAGCCGATCACCGCGTCGAGCGTGCCCAACTCATGCACCTTCAGAAACGGCGCGCCCGCGTTCAACCGTTCCAGCCGCACATGGGCCGGATCGAGGCTCAACTCCTCGTCATAAGGCTCGCCAAAGAAACTGGCGCGGCGAACCCGGGCCCCGGCCGACCAGACCACCTCGACAGTGCGGGCGGTCGCATCGGCGGTGTTCGGCGCAAGCTCCGCTGTCCGGCGCATTGCCGGCAGTTCGATCATCGTGTCCATGGGGTCAGTCCTGTTGGGCGGCGTCGGTTTGCGCCGGGTCGTCTTCTGGGTCAGCGGCTGGATCGCTGGCGGGGTCGCTTGTCTGGGCGCTGCCGGTCTTGGTCACCCGACGCGGGTCGCTATCGAGGACGAGGCCCAACGCATCCAGCTTTGCGTTGGTCGCGGCGATCTCCGCCAGCACGGCATCCGGGTTTCGACCCTGCCGGGCGATCACCTCGGCCAAAGTCATGGTACCTGACCGGATCGACAGCAGGTTGGCCATCGCGTCCTTCTGCGGATCGACCGCTTCGAACTTCGGCGGCGACCATTCGACCGGCACGTCGGGTGTCGGTATCTGCCCCGCCGCCCATGCGGCTTCGGTGAACCAACGCCAGACCGGGGCGCAGAACATCGGGATGAACAGCTGCCATTGTACGGCGTCGATCTGGCGGCGGAACTCGACCAGCCCAGCCCGGATCGAGGAATAGTTGACCTGGCTGAGATCGCCGGTCAGCAACTCATAAGGCACCCGGAACCCGGCCGAGATTGTGTGCAGGCTGGCCCGCTTGTATTCGCCGTAGCCGCCGGTGGCCGACGGTTGGTTGAAGCGGATGTCCTTGCCGCCGCGGGCATAGGCGATCAGCCCCGGCTCGAACTGCTCGACCCGGTTTCCATCGGCATCGACCACGGTGGGCGCGATGCCCTGCTGGGATTCATCATCGCCGAAAACGATGGCGGTGACACAGGCCTCGGTCTTCTTGCGGACCAGTTCGGCCACTTCGTAATCGTCGAGGTCGCGCAACGAGCGGATCACCGGCGCACCCCAGGGAACGCCACGCGCCTGCGTCCGCTGCTTTTCATAGACATGGGCGATCTCAGTGGCCGGAACCGGGCGACTTGCCGCTCCACCCCGCAAGCTGCCTTGGGCATCGCCCGGATGGTCGGTGTAGAGCCAGTAAGCACGGCGCTTGCCTACGGCGTCAAATTCGATGCCCTGCACAATGCGGGTCGGGCTGGCATCGCCACGTTTGGTCGCATCGAGGAAATCTGCCTCCAGCACCTGCAATTGCAACGGCACCGGCAAACCGTCCGACGACCGGCGCAACCTGCGCCGCACCAGCACCTCGCCCGCCTCGACCATTTCGCGGCAGATCAGCGTTTGCAGCCCGTAGAAATCGAGCTGGCCGTCGGCGTCGCAATCCGCCGTCCAGCGTTCGAACAGGGCGTCCACCTTGCGGTCCAGCTTGTCATCGCCGCTGGCGGCACGGGGCATGATGCCCGAACCGACGATGTTGTTCACCAGCACCGCCACCGCCTTGGCCGCGTGCGGGTTGTTGCGCACCAGATCGCGCATCCGGTCGCGCAAGAGCGCCCCGGCGACGCTGATCTCGGTGTCGGCCGAAGATCCCGGCGCGCGCCAGCCGTCGGTGCGCCGCCCCTTGGACGCGCCATCATAGCCGCGCGTCAGGGTCTCGAAGGCCTGCCGTGCCAGCACGCGCCGGGCCGCCATGCGCGGGGCGACCGATGCAATGGCATGGTCCATCCAGTTCGCGGGCATCAGCGATCCCCACGGCTGAAGCCCGCCAACCCGGCAATCGGCAGGGGCCGTGCGGTCCCAGCGATGGCGCGTTCGATGGTCCGGATGCGGCTCAGCAGATCCTCGGCCGAGCCGTAGTCGACGGATTTCCCATCATAGCTGACCCGGGTCGTGCCGCTGGCATAGGCCCTACGCAGGGCTGCGAGTTCGGTTTCCGTCCAGTCTGCCATGTCAGAACCATCCTCCGCGTCGGCCAAGCCAATCCGACTGGCGTTTTCTCTGGGGTGCGGCCTGCGGCCGGTTGACCCGCCCTGCGCCATCGATTTCCGTTGGCGCCGCCCCGAGCTGATCCTCGAGGTCGCGCCATTTTTCGTCGGTCCAGCGATCCGCGCCCGCGATCCAGGCGGCGGCGCGGGCATAGACCCGGCAATCCAGCGCCTCGTTGCGTTCGCGCAGCTTCTGCCATTCCAGCCGGGCGAAGCCGCGCTTGGTGCGAACCGTCACCAGCTGCTCCGCCACGAACTGTTTCAGCCATTCGTTCTCGACCCAATGCGGCAGGTGCACCGAGCCGGGCGGAAACGCCGCCCCTTCGGCCATGTCCTCCTCGGTCGGACGTTCCAGCCGCAGGAAACGATAGGTCTCGGCCTTGAAGGTCGACACCGCAACCGTCCAGAGCCGCGCGCCGCGCCGCAAGCGTTTGCCACCCTCGGTCGCATCGACAAACGTCGGCCCCGACACCGGGCTCGAACGGTTGAACCCCTCGACGCCTTTCACCGGCGACACATGCCCAAACCCCTGCGCCCGCGACCACGAATAAACCGCCGGGGCCTCGTAGCCCGTGTCGATGGCCAGCCGCGCGATGCGCAAATGCGCGCCGCGTTCATGCGGCCACGACCGATCCAGCAGCGCCGTCAGCTCTGACCACGCGTCGTGCCGGTCGGGCCCGCCCTCGATCACGACGTGATCGACGAGCCAGCTTTCGAGGCCGCGACCCCAGGCCCAGACATCGACCTCGATCCGGTCCTTCTGCACGTCGGCCCCGGCGGTCAGGAACAACCCGCCCACTGGTACGGTGCCCGGCTTCCACGCCTCGCGCCGGTCGTAGAGCCGCTGCCAGTCCGGCGCTTCGCCTGTCTCGACCCAGGTTTCGCCAAGGATGGTGTTGCGAAACGCCTTGATCGCCTCGTCTGACCCTTGGGCTGCTTCCCATGACCGCACGATCCGCTCCCAGCTCAGCCAACCGATCGGCGAGTAAAGCGCCGAGAGGTGATACCCGACCGTGGTCGGATCGGCGGCCACGGCGGTTGCCCGCCATTCGCCTGCCTCCAGCATCGCCGTCTTGTGATGTTCGCCGATGGGCTGATCACAGCCGTCGCAGTGATACTCCGCCGTTTCCGGCTTGCCCTTCTGCCAGCGCAGCCGGTCGAATTTCAGCCACTGCGCGTGGCTGCAATGCGGACACGGCACAAAGAACCGCCGCTGGTCCGACGCCTCATATTCCCGCTCGATCCGGCTCAGCCCCCGGATGGTGGGGGTCGAAACCAGGAACACCTTGCGCCGGTGGGCAAAGGTCAACGACCTTGCCTCCGCAAGCGTGACCGGATCGCCTTCCTCGTCGGCGGACGCCGGATACGCGTCGACCTCGTCGAGGAAGATGTAGCGCGCTGGGGTTGAGCGCAGCCCGACCGCCGAATTCGCGCCAGTCATGATCAGGATGCCACCCGCGAATTCCTTCGACAGCATGGTGTTGCCCGCGTCGCGGGATCGCGCCGGTTTGACCCTCTCCCGCAGATCCGGGCTTTCGTCGATCAGCGGGTCGATGCGCTGGCGCGAGTTGCGTTTCGCAAGTTCCACCGTCGGCTGGACCGCCAGCATCGGGCCCGGTGCCTGGTGGATGGCAAAGCCGATCCAGTTGTTGCCAGCCTCGGTCGCCCCGACCTGTGCCGCTTTCATGAACACGATGCGCTGCATCGTGTCGCCGGGCGACAGCCGGTCCATGATCTCGCGCACGTACGGCGTGCGCGCCGTCCGATATCGCCCCGGTTCGGCAGAAGCCCGGCCCGACAGCATCCGATGCTTGTCTGCCCATTGCGAGACGGTCAGGTCCGGATCTGGCGTCAGCCCCGCGCCCCAGGTGCGCAGGATTTCCACCGCGCCGTCGAAGTCGGTCAGGTCGTCGCCAGTTTCACCGGAAATCAGGCCGGACCTCGGCAAGTTCGTCGAGGTTGGCACGGACATGTTTTTCCAAGGCCTTCTGCATCGCGGCCGGTTCCACGCCCAGTTCCGCCGCCATCAATGCCGACGACCGCGCGGGCCAGTTCACCCAAGCGTCCCGCACCTCGCGCGCCAACCGGAACACCAGCGACAGCGCGCGGGCCCGCTCGATCAACTCCCCCTTCAGCTTCTGCAGCCGGATGCGCCGCTCCTGCGCCTTCAACACCTCGTTGGCGGTTTTCGCCTGCAGGTAGGTCGTGCCGCCGCCAACGGCTGGCACCGCCAGACCCTGTTCGCGCAAGGTATCGCCGACAGCGGCCACCGCCGCCTCGGGCACGGGCTTGAGCTTCGGCTCAGGCGGCTTCCTCGTCTTCGACGGGTCGGTGGTTTCCGCCCGGCGCACATCGCTACCGGCCGCGTTGATGCTGCCGTCTGCGAACAGCACCAGCCGTTCGGCCGTCTTCGCCTTCTGGATCGCGCCCCGCGACAGCCCGACATGCGCGGCATACTGGCGCTCGCTCATGCCCTGCATCGGCGGCTCCGATTATCATTCAAAAACATATGCTTATCGAGTTGATAAGCGTCCGGGACAGAGCGAACGTGTCTCCACAAGAACGATGCAACTCACCAAGGAGCCACCAAAATGACCCGCCGCGCACAAGACAACACGAAAGCCCTCGATGCCTTCGTCGGCAAGAAGGCCGAGATCGACGCGATGCTCGCCCGACTTCAGGGGCTCAGCGACGACCATTTCAACTTCGATCCGGAAGCGGTCAATTGGGGCAGCGTCGGCTCGATCAGCAGCGTCGCCAGCGACCTCCTGAAGATCACCGATTTCCTTTTCGGCGAGGGCGAACACGCCGAGTAGCCAATCCAACCATCGCACCAGCTCCGCCCTGCGGGGCTTGGCCTCGTAGAAGGGCCCGCATCCCGCGCGCCCCGACCCGGAGACGACGATGACCCAGCTTTCCGACACCCAAGCCCTGATCCTGAGCGCCGCCGCGCAGCGGCCCGAGCGCATCGCCCTGCCGCTGCCCGAGAGCCTGCGCGGCGGTGCCGCCGCAAAGGTGGTCGGCGCGATGATCGCTAAGGGCTACCTCGAAGAAGTCGACGCCGACTTGCGCAAGGGCGAACCCATGTGGCGCGAAACCGGTGAAGGCCACGGCACCACGCTGGTTGCCACCGACGCAGGCCTCGCCGCCATTGGCATCGAGCCCGAGGGCGCGAACACCACGCCCACTGGCGGCGACAAGGCGCCCAGCGACGTGCCCGCGACGGACGCAACCACCGAGCCCGAAGCCACGCCCAAGGCGCGCACGCCGCGCGAGGGCACCAAGCAAGCCACGCTGATCGCCATGCTGCGTGCGCCGGACGGCGCGACCATCGAGGAGATCATGGCCGCGACCGGATGGCTTGGTCACACGGTGCGCGGTGCCATGGCCGGGGCGTTGAAAAAGAAGCTCGGGCTTGAGGTGACCTCAGAGAAGGTCGAGGGGCGCGGGCGGGTCTACAGACTTCCCGCCGCGTGACCAGACGCCGGAAACGCTACGCCGCCGCCCCGACCGGGCGGCGGCCTGTATCTACGATGGCCTCGTCAGTGTCGCTGTAAGACCGACCAATGACACCTGCGCTAGCAGCCACTTTCCGGCTGCCATGCGCTTCTGGACGTACACGCGATGCTCTTCGGGCGTGGGCGGGCGCTTCCGCTTATGGCGCTGGCTATTGCAGTACCAACAGGCCGCAACGATGTTCTCATCAGTGTCGCGACCACCGTCGGAGCGGGCGTGTAGATGCTCGGCGGTGCAGCGTAGCGCCTTTGATGTCCGCCTCGTTTTGTGGTTTCGTTGAGAAGATGCGGCTTCAACAGCATCGTCCCACATTGGCAGGCCGCAATAGTAGCAGCGGCCACCTTGGGCCATCATCTTCCTCTGACGGATACGTTTAACAGATCCCATGACACGGGTCCTTTCATTCGACTTCGT